GTGGAGTTTTCTATAGCCTTCAGCCGTGTGGAATCCTGTGCGGCCGATTGTGCTACTGGCCCGCGAACTATCAATTCGCTTCTCGTATCCGTGAAAACTGGATTTGTCTGTTTTTCAATAGGAAAATAGAGTTGAGGAGGTTCCACGAGACCCCCGAACGCCCTAAACTCTTCTATACTCATAGTCCCTCCAAAGCACTTTAGAAACTGACGTTTTGGAGCCGGCCACAGAGGCACGTACTTCCCAAACGCTCGAAGCCTCATCATGGCCAGAAACGATTGAACCTCCCCCGACTTGGCGGAGATTGTGTCGAGCGCGTACGCTTTCGCACACTGCCACGAGCAAAAGTTTCCGATGGTCGTGAACCTGTTGAGCTTCTCGTCGTATTTGACTGGCAAATGGATGCATGGACGCTGCGGAAGGCCGTGAACGCACCACCAACACACGAGGCCGGTCAGGTCCTGCTCGGGCGGCGTCGTCGGCGGCGGCTCGCGGACCTTGACGTTGGCGACTCTAGATTCTGCGACAGCCTTTTTCTGCGAGCAAATAGATGTCTTCATAGGACTTAAAAACCTAATAATCTTTAATATTAGATGCTTCTATCAATTGATTGTGGTATAAAAAATTTAGCAATGTGTTTGATTGATCCTTTGACTAAAAAGATTCACGAGTGGGACGTGTCCGGCGTCCCGCCGAATCACGCCGACGGTATATTCCCGTGCTTGGTCCGGCACCTCAACGAAAAGCCGTGGGTTCTGGGAGCGACCACGGTCATCATCGAGAAGCAACCCGATCGGAACCGGAGCATGAAGGCGGTCGAGAACCTTCTACACACGTACTTTTTAGTGAAGGACCCCGCGCGGCCCGTGGTCATCTGGGACGCGCGACACAAGATTCCGGACGTGGCGGGTGCTGGAAAGGCTCGGTACGCGCAACGGAAAAAGACTTCGATAGAACGCGCCCGAAAGTTCATCGCGGGTGACGGGCCGAACAAGGAGCTCGTGCCGTTCTTTGACGCGCACAAAAAGAAGGATGACCTCGCGGACACCGTGATGCAATCGTTGAGCTTTATCGACAAGAGACCTGTAGAAACCCCGGAGAAACCTGTAAAGGTCAAGAAGGTTTCACCACGTAAACCCACTGAGAATCAGGCGCGGACAAAGTACTCAAAGGCGAATCTTGCGTGGCTGGTAAAAACCAAGGCCAAGCAGGATGCGCGATTCAAAAAGGATCTCGCACGGTACTACAGAAATTTAGATGAATTAATTTCCGAGTTTAAATTATAAATGAATCTGAATTTAAATTCCCTCAATGGCGGTGCCGCTCCCGCCCCACCGGCACCCAAGGGCGGACCACCAGTTGCTGTGATTGTTATAGTGATCTTGGTCATCATCGGTATCGTTGTTGGTGTTGTCATGGCGACTCGGTCCAAGCCAGAGACGGCGGCGCTTCCAGCCACCGTCCCTCCTCCTCCAGCCGCCGTCACACCTCCAGCCGTCACGCCACCCAAGGCCGGTACTATGCCTCCTCCACCTCCAGCCGTCACTCCACCCAAGGCCGGTACTATGCCTCCTCCACCTCCAGCCGTCACTCCACCTCCTCCAGTGGGTAGAGAAGTGGCCGGTTCAGCCGTGGCCATGACGCCCGACCAGATGTTGGCTGCTAAACAGGCGCAGGCGGATATGAGATACGCCGAACCTAAACTCACGAACGAGCAATTGGCACAGGCACAACGCGATGCGGGTAAGAAGGTGGAAATTACCAAAACCGCCGAGGGAATTGCAGCGGTGGATAAGATGAAAAAGGCAGAGTCTCCCCCTCCCCCAGCGGCCTATAATGTCAAACAAAACGCAATCGCATATCTTGCCGACCCTGCTAGAACTAGTAAAATGATAGGTAAATCAACTGGCACTATTGATATTTGTAAATCAACGTGTGATAGCAAACCGGAGTGCACCCATTTCGACAGAGTGGGCAATTCTTGTACCCTTTATAAAGGAGCAGAGTGGGTAGGAAGATACCCGGGTGGCCAGTCTTACTGTAAGAGTCAGTGCCAGACTTAAATAATAAGCATCTTCTGATGACCCACACGCAGCTTCGTGTCCAGATACACGGGGTGTCCAGCCGCCTTGAGCGCCTTACAGAACGCGACATCCTCGCTGTTCATGTCAACCACGTCACCAATTTTCTGCAAGTCACTCCAGAACCACGGATACTTGATGCTCTCCACGACATCCTTCTTGATGAGCATCCAGCCCATACCGGCATACGCCACCTCGAGGTAGTCGGAGTCCTTGGACTCCGACTGGAGGTCGTCAGGCTTCAGAAACTTGAAAGAGCCCGTCTTGGCGAAATACTCCTCGTTCCAATCCTTGACGGCCGCCACGTTCTGCATGTCCTCCATCATGTAGTGACCAGCCGTGACGTCATGAGGGCTCTCGAGGATCCGGAAAAAGTCCTCTGGCTTGAAAACGATATCAGAATCGATCCACATCATGGCGTCGTATTCCACCTGGCCCTGGAACGGCTTCTGGTCCGGGCCCTTGAGTACGTCGCCGCCGAGACACTTGGCGCGTGCGAAATGAACGACGGACGAGTACTGCTGACTGATCATGATTTGATGACCCTTTGAAGAGGCTTGCATCAGGAGATCGGACCAGGCCAGTAGGAACTCACGAGAGTAAGAGCGACCGGGCATACAGAAGATGATCTTCATTACTGAAACTGTGGTCGAGTTCTTAAAGTAAAAAAATATTGAGATTTGGTAATGGTGAGCACCGGCGTCATCATAGCGGCGGTGGTCTGCTGTATTTTGGTGGTCGTCGGAACCATTTTGGGGGTTTGGGGGTCAGGGGTCGCGTGTCCAGACTTTGGGATAGATTGCGCGTCGAGACCGCCGCCCGCCGTCGGAACTCCGGCATCCACTGGGACGCCTCCCCCAGTAACCCCTTCAGCGGGGCCGCCTCCCCCAGTAACCCCTTCAGCGGGGCCGCCACGCACCGGAGTTATAGGGGGGGCTCCTCCCGGGTCGACGCCTGATGCAGCAACGGCTCCGAATGTCGGCCCTCCCTCGTCGACGACCCCACCCCCCACCAACAAAGTAAACTGTGTGGGTTATTGGGATGCTTGTTCCGTGAGTTGCGGCACTGGCATCCAGACGTATAGAATCTCCACCCCGGCAGCTGGAGGAGGAGCCGCATGTAAAGATACGGATGGCACAACGGCCAGGGCTGCGGGGGACACCAAGCCGTGTTCTGGACCGGTTTGTGGAGTGAACTGCGTCGGCGACTGGGTCAAGAGCGCATCAACTGACAGCGACGGTTGGAGAGCTTGTTCTGCGACGTGCGGGTCTGGAACTCAGACTCGAACCTACAAAATCACTACGCAACAGGCTGGGGGTGGGAACTCGTGTCCCAAAGCGGAAGGCGCTACGGAGACGCGTGCGTGTCCAAATTTACCCGCGTGTGCAGTCGCCGTGAATTGTGCAGGGGCGTGGGGGGAGTGGACTGGTTGCTCGGCAGGGTGCGGCGGGGGGACGCGGTCACGAACGTATTACATCTCAACTCCAGCTGCAAACGGGGGAACAGCGTGTCCCAAAACAAATGGACAGTCCGAGTCGGAAGCGTGTAACACGAAGGCGTGTTGTGACGCCGCGAAGACTGGTGATTGGTACGACGTTGGTGCCGTCATTTGCACTGGTTCCTCGAGCCCAGATCCATATATTTACCAGTCTCGTGCAGTAACTTTTCCTTCAAATCCTGCAGGTTCAGCAACTGCCCAAGCGTGTAGTATAACCGTCGCTCAGATACGAAAGACGGCTGGACCCGATCCCACTGGTAACAAGTGTCCAGATCGCAATCCTGTTGCCGGGACGTGCAGTACATCATTCAAAACATGGAGTGCTGTTGATGGATGTGCTATTACTCCAGCTACGAAGCCGCCTACAGCCGGAGCATGTGCAGCTGGTCAATTTTTCACCGACACACCCGCTTCAGGCTCGGGATATTTTGATCGCCGTTACGGGTGGTCGGTGTATAATACAGATGGGAGTGTGAAATATCTACATAGATATGACGGTTCTCAATACAGTGGGCGTGAACAGGGTACATATATTATAGGAAGCGCCACGCGTAAAAGTGGTTTCACACCGACCACGTCTGTACCCAACGCTCTAAAAGGTCCTGGATGTTACCAATGGGTGGATTCGAAACAGTCAGGAGATATACCCAATCAAAGATGGGAACAAAGAACAACAAATTCAATCACGTGTCCAGCAGGTTACAGCCCGTCATCCGACAAAAAGGTGTGCAATGCCCAACCTTCTGCCATTACGGGACTGACGTGTGATTCATCTTATTTTACAGCTAATAACGGAACAAACAAGTGTGTAGCTAAGTAGATTTGGCCTGGGCCACAAGCTGCTCAGCCTGATCACTTGGTACACCGCTCTTAATGAGAGAAATAATGATATTCATCTCTGGCATACCGGAACTGATCATGGTTTTGACGTCAGCCACTGAAGGCTGGGTCGCGGTGCCGGCCGGGGCCGGGGAAAAGTACGACTTGCTGACCTTGAAGAACATAACAAAGACTATGACCGCCAAGAGAGCAATTATTATGATATCACGGCGATTCATTTATACTTGTGCGAGATTTTATGCATACCGAGTGCAAATCTCGGGGGTCAGCTCCGTCCAGGCACTTCCCTGTAGTCTTTTTGCCACGGAACTGAGCCATTTTGGACTTTTGGAACACGCCATGGTGTATGCTCCCAAGATAACAAACGAGCACGAGTGAGTGGGAAGTTATCGGGGTGGACAGTCTTACTGTAAGAGTCAGTGCTAGACGTAAAATAAAATCACGCCTTCCTGCACAGCGTGTCAGTGAAACGGGACCATCCAGCACCGTACTTTTCGGCACAATCTTCAGATATCATCTTACTGAGTATGGAGCCCGGGGGGAGCTGAGAAGGGACTGGGGTGTCAATCCCAGGCTGCTGGGGTGAAGGCGCGGGAGAATTGGCGTCAGGTGGCGCCTCGTCCGCATAGCTAACACGGCGCAGACGAAAGAAAAACATAAATAGGATCACAAGCAAAAGTACAGCGATGACGATATCCTTGCGACCGATTTCCATTATTAATGGTTACAGACATTTTTTTCCGAACGTATAATAATATGCCGTGGTCACCCTTCACCCCTCAGACTGAGGGTTTCTGTGCTTTTGGTCTAGTGGGAGATTGTGGAACAAAAGCCGAATCTAAATCTACTATCGATATTGAAACTCTCAATAAAAGCGTCTCCAATTTTTTGTCTGAGAAGGCCGCCTCTGCAACTGCTTCTGCTGTGAACATAAACGACATGCAGATTTCTATTGGCAAAATGCGTGGTGGGTGTGACATAGACGCCTCTCAAAATATCAGATCAACCGTGAAAGCCCTGGCGTCCATGGATTCCGTGTCTACAAAAGACCTTCAGAACACAATCAAAAATGAAGCAAACACTCAGATAGATCAAGCCGCCAAAGCCAAAACTGGATTTTTCGCCACCGCCCCGGCTGATGCCAAGACGGTTAGCGATTATAAAAATAAGGTTTCCAATATTGTCGAAACAAATATCACAGATAAGCAGAAAGTGGATGCTTTTGCTTCAGTGTTTAATTCAAACACGAAGACGTTAAAAATAGACGAATGCGGTGATGGACCGGGCGCGACGAATTCGGCCAAGATGAACGCGTCTCAGAATATTCAGAGCGACCTGGTCGCACAGGCCCTTCTGAAAAGTGTGAGTAAAGATATTCTGGCACTCGACGCTACAACCACCACGACCACGGCCGTGACGCAAGCATCGGAGGCCAAATCGAGTGGCTTAGAGGACGTCATCGCCGCTATATTCAAGGGTCTGACCGGTATCTGGGGAATTATTGCGTTGATATGTTGTTGTGTGTGTTTCGCAATACTCGCTTTCATGATGAGTCCGGCGGGTCAGAATGTGTCCCGTACCGCCGCCGATGCCGGTGCCGGTATGGCCAAAGCAAAAATGGGCAAGTTTTAGCCAGCCATCGCAAATACAATGAGTCCTACGCAGCAACAACAGCAGCAAATAAGAAAAGCTATCAAACCAATTTGTTTCTCTTTTGTGTCCACACCAGGAACGGCACTACTTGGCCACAAAAGATCTTTGGCTGCCGCGGCGGCCGGAGGGGTTCCAGGAGGGGGTGGAGGGACGCCCGGGGGAGGTCTTGCGGCCGGAGGGGGTGGTGGGACGCCTGGAGGGGGTCTTGCGGCCGGAGGTGGCGGAGGGGGTGGAGGTGGCGGGGGAGGGGGATTAATGTCCTGAATGGTACAACCAGTGTTCAATGTACCACCGGACATTTCACCAATCGTCGTCTGCTGGAAACATGCGTTAATCTTATCAACGCAAAGACCTGGCTGATCCGCAGCTGGCTGTGAAATAAACTTACCAGCACTTCCAGTTTTGGCCTGTGTACATTCGTCGCATGCACAAAACGGCTTGAGGGCCGACGTCAAGAAAGTCGCGCCAAGTGTTTTGTATTTACCAACCTTGGCGGCTATACTTGCGCAACCAGGAAGGTTAGGAGTCTTTAGACAATCGTCAACTGAACGGTTCGTCGCATTATAACACGCACAGGCGGTTGCATTGGGATTCGTACCGCATTTTAAATTAACCATCTGATTTGCCATATTTTTCTCCCCATCTGAACCAGTCTTGAAAACCTGATTGATGGCGTTGACGCATCGGGGATCGGTGGTCCAATCGGGTTGGGCCGAGCATAGACCCATCTTGACGGTGTTATATGACGCTGATCCCGGATTCTGAGGATTGAGCCAGCCAATGCACTGTGGGGTGTCTATTCTAGCCCAGTCGGAACAGAATGTATTTCGCAAATCTTTGACGTCGTTCGGGCCGACACCCATGGACGCTAAATTGTTGAAAGTACTTTGCTTAGTAAGATCGATCGGAACCTGTGAAACGATGATGCCGTCCGGGCGATTTCCGGGGTTCCAACCGTTTTTGAAACACGCACCAGGTGCGTTCGATTCATTCCAGACTTTGGCTCCTCCGTCCGACGTCAGGTTTCCGCACGTGCCCACTCTGTTCCCCCCCGAGTTTACCGCTTCATCTTCACCGTCAAAGACGTTGAGATTCAGACCCGCTTTGAGTCCAAGTGGTACCACGACCGAGTTGGCACCGCCTGCATTTGGCATGCTCCGCGGATAAAAAGATCGACCAATTTGCCCACAATTTGCTGTACCGTTGGCATCCGTACAAATCTTCACCTTGGTGTCGCCGTTTTGTGGAAGGATACCGACACCCGGTTTGTATGTCGTTGGTTTGGTCGTCCCCGCCTTCTTGATCCACATCCGTCGGCCCCTGCCTTCATTGTTCTTCGAAACGCCTGGTTCAGGGCCACCGTCGCTAGTTTTGGCCATCGCGGATCCTAATAAGTGGTACGTCCATCCATTGTTTTTCGTATCACCTGGAGCCGTTCCACGCACACCCCAGCATTGATCCGTCTCGGCGCACACAGCCAAAGCCAACTCCCTCTGATGAGCCTCATCAGGTTTGTCACCCCTCGACCACCCACCGAGAAATGTTATAGGCCGCCACGTATTCGTGGACTGCCTATTGTTTGGATAATAATTATAATTACCGATGGACTCGTTCCAAGTATCAGCCATCCTATCTTGTACTGATAAAAAATTTATAACCGTTCCTGAGAGATGAGAGGGGTCGTCCACACCCCCTACTACGACTGGGACGGACGCAAGTACCTGGAAATTTTAATTGAAGGGCGCGTGACCCGTGTCAAGGTGCCCTTCCGATACGGCCGCGTCATGTGTCGTACTGAAGGTCTCAAGACCGTCCAGGAACTTCAAAAGGGTGATGAAATTGAAATTGAAATTGAAAGGAAACCATGGGACGGCGTCAACCACTGGATCCTTGTGAGCTTTAGAGAAATTACCGACTCTTAGGGTAATGAATTCACCGACGGGAACCTCCGGTTCCCTGCTCACAAGAAACGGATATGTCGTCCAATCAGAAAACGAGTCTGAAATAAAGCGTGAACTCACTGTTAGACCACAGACAAATGCTCTTGGGTCTTCCGGGCCCGGGTTCGGTCCCTCCTTCAAGGTTTTCAGACAAGTCAAAGGTGAGCGGACGCTGGTCGTTCCCCGCTATTATGGCCTCGGGAGGTTCGGGCCGCCCCCCAGGGACACCCGCCCTGCTTGTGCTGGGGCTCCTGGGATTGTTTTCACTGGACGCCTACGAGACGCGACGCGACAACCAGAAGCCTTTGCAGCTGGAAGTAAAGCCTTTGAAGACACGGGAGGGGGCGTTCTGTCCCTTCCCTGCGGATTCGGGAAAACTACGGTTGCCCTGGCTCTTTCGGCACAATTAAAAGTCCGAACCATGATCGTCGTCCACAAAGAGTTCCTCGCGAACCAGTGGGTCGACAAGATCAAGGAGTTTTGCCCAGGCGCCACCATCGGCCGCGTCCAAGGCGACACCTTTGACGTGGAGAAGGATTTCGTCATCGCCATGATCCAGACTATGTCCCAGCGCGAGTTTGACAAAAAGGCTTTTGATTCCATCGGCCTTTTAGTTGTGGATGAGGCGCATCATATCGGCGCGCCCGCCTTTTCACAGTTCATGTTCAAGGTTTGTCCACGGTACACGCTCGGACTTACTGCGACGCCAGAACGCAAAGATGGACTTACGCGGCTCCTGTACTGGTTCCTTGGTCCCGAGTTCTTCAAGGTCGAGCGGGTCAATCAAGGGATGACAAAGGTCACAACGCTCAATTACACGGATCAAGCCTTCAAAGAGTCCCCACCCGTAACGCGCTTTGGTCAGCTTAACATGGCTGGGATGATCAACATCGTCACTGAACTCGAGGCTCGGAACGACCTCATCGTTCAGACGGCTGAAGACGCCCTCGCGGACGGGCGGCGAGTACTGGTACTTTCCGACCGGCGTGAACATTGCTTTTACTTACAAAATAGGCTAGGCTCTAATGCTAAACTCTATGTTGGTGGGATGAAGGAGGCTGATTTAGCAAAATCGGCCGAGAGTCCCATAGTCGTCGCCACGTTTCAGTTGGCTCATGAGGGCCTGGATATCCCTGCTCTGGACACTGTGATTTTAGCCACACCCAAGAGCGACATTAAGCAATCTATCGGCCGTATCATGCGTGAAACGGCGGGTAAATTGAACGATCCATTGATTTTCGACATTGCTGACCAATGGTCTGTGTTTTTCGCAATGTATCGCAAACGCTTGAAGGTTTATAGGGAAGGGGGGTTCGAGGTCATTAGTGAAGCTAATGACCGACCGGAGAAACCTACTGAGGTGTTTGGGAAAGGCCAGTGTCTCATGTAGATTTACGGAACATTGCAGTACCCACCAAGACGGGTAACAAAATTACACAAATGATAAGAAGAATAAGCATCCACTGTGGGAAACCTGAAGGAGACGGGGAACCTGAAGAAGCGAAGCACGGGGCCAGGCGCGCAACTAGACCATCCGGAAATGGTGTTATACCACCGCGCCTGGCCTGAAAGCACACGTCATACTGAGCGTTTCCGGTCATGGCAGCTGGCGTACTGGAACTAGGGACGAACCCTTCACCACATGGAGTCCCTTTTGGTACAGACTTGAATCCGTTGGATATGGCCCATGCCGTATAGTCCGGAACTGCTTCACAGTTTTTCATGGCATCGTTATAAACTGATAAAAGACCTGGATCAGGTGCCGCCGGAGATGACGAACTCGGTGGACACGGAAAAGCACACGCCATGCTCTGAGGTGGACAACCAGGGTCCACCTGCGGGGGGCAGGCGCAATATTTACACACAAGCCTCGACATCTAATATATATTGAACTATTTATTTTGAACCTCTCATAGAGTCCACGAGGCCGAGCACAAAAATACCCACAATAAACCCCATTAAAATGTAATTACACTCTGTATTGTCTGAAACTGGAAGAGGTCCTTTATTTACAAAAGCTTTTGAAGGCCGTACTGGGGGCCTGTCACTATTATCATCGAATGGCGCAAAGGCCACCGCCATTACTTAATGTTTAGAAGATTTTTACGGGTAACACATCTCGGATGCGCCGCTGTACTCTACAAAGGAGACCCTTCGGGTCTCTCACTTTCTAGAGGGACACTTCCTTCTTCTTCGGCCGCCCCTTCCCCTTCCCCTTCACCGCCACCTCGCGCATGTCCGGGTCGCCCGCGTCCACGCTCACGATGTCAGACACGTCGTCGTCGTCCTGCCGCGCTGGGCGACTCATCTGAGGCTGTGGAGGGCCCATCATACCCATCAGCGACCCAAAGTCCATTCCTGGCCCGCGCATCTCGCGCCGCAGTCCGCCCGCGGGAGGCTCTCCAGAGGCGGGTCCCGCCCCCGGCTGCGTACGCTGTACAGCATCCATCATGTTCTGCATCAGACCTGGGTTCTGCTTCATAACCTGAGTCACGTTCGGTACCGCCGCCTTGAACATGCTGTTCGTCAGGTGGAACATCATCGCCGAACCACCAACCATCATGATCAGCTTCACCTCTGGTGCCACCTGTACCTTCGTCTTGTACTTGTTGTACAGTTCCTCGAAAACGCCGTCGTAATCCTCGACGTTCTCCATGGTGTTCTGGGACCACCCGTTCAGTTCCACGTCGAACGGATCGAACTTGTCGTTCAGAAACTCCAGGCCCGTCACACAGGCCACCAGCATACGCCGCTGGAACTTGATGGAACGCTCGACATCGATGGAATACGTCATCCGCTTGTACTCTGTGCGAATCTCCTCGATGTCGCTGTAAATCGTCAGACGGGCGCTCGACTGAATACCCTTCTTGTTCAGCCGAGTAATCTTGTTCAGCAAATCAGCCTTCTCGTCCTCGATGGTCTTGTAGCCCTCAGAAGGCATCTGGTCGCCACCTCCACCGGGACCGAATCCATTTTGTCCCTGCTGGCCACCCTCAGCTCCAAAGCCGTCCTCGTCGTCCTCACCATCGTCGTACTCCTCGTGCATAGGTGGAGGAGGTGCGGTCCTCTTCCCAGGGTTCATGAACATGTCCATACCGACATCATCAGGAGGATTCATGTCTTCCCGGGGACCCGCAGAACGCTTAGCAAATGGACTAGGTTTCGCAGGCTTGGGGCGGACGGCAATCGTCTTTTTCGCAGGAACTTCGATCGAGATTTCATCCAGCAGACGGGTTTCAGCATCGTCAAGATCCATAGGCGGCACCTCCATTCTGAAACCTTTTTAGAAAGGAAGTTGAAAGCTTTAACGCACTAAAAAAATATTAACAAAATATAAATGGCATTCAAGTTTGGCAAGATCTTTACCCAGGCTGTTATCATCGGTCTCCTCGTGGCTATCCTGGTCATGCTGGTCCAGGGCCGTGGCTCCACCTACGAGGCCGCCCCCCTGATGACCGTGGCCGGCTCAGCCGCTGCCGCCGGTCCCTCGAGCCTGTCGGAGATTCCTTCGTCCCTGGAGTGCACCCCAGGCCCATCCGAGAAGGCGGCGTACTACACCCGTGGCCTGACCCCAGGTGGCCTGTGCGGTGACGGCGACATGATCCGCGAGCAGATTCGCGACTTTTCCATCGAGGGCGGCATCGGCGGCTCGCTGCTGGAGCGGACCTAGACCGAG